GACCAGATCAAGCGCATGAAGCGCGACAAGGACATCACGGCAGACATAGCCGAGAAGCTCCTTGAGTTGATGGGGCCGAGCGCCAACGAAGACAAGAACAACACCGCCAAGAAGCTCGCGACCGCCGCAGGCATCAAGACCAGCGGCGGGGGCAAGATCGCAGTCGTCTACGAGATTTGGACGATGCTCAAGATCGAAGGCGAGATGCGCCTGTGCCGTATCTACTTTGGCGGAGAGGAGCTTGTCCTGTCCGTGAAGCTCTGTCCCTATTGGTGCGACAAGTGCCCGGTCATCAGCGCGCCGCAGGACAAGGTCGCAGGTGTCTTCAAAGGCATCGCACCGGTCAGCAGCGTCCTCGACCTCCAGATTCTCGCCAACGACACGATCAACGAAGGCGCGGATACTGCGCACTTTTCGGCCATGCCGATCGTCATGACCGATCCGACGAAGAACCCGCGCGTGCAAAGCCTCGTCCTCGGACCGGCCGCTATCTGGCAGACGAGTCCGCAGGACACGCAATTCGCAACCTTCCCGAACATGTGGGCCGACGCGCTCGAACGTGCGACCGCGATCCGCTCGCAGATATTCCAGACTCTCAGCGTCAACCCTTCGATGATCCCCGGTGCCACTGGCGGCAAACGCAAGCTCAGCCAGGCTGAGATCGCCAACGAGCAGCAGGTCGATCTCCTCCAGACCGCCGACGCGGTGACGATCATCGAGGAGAATATCCTTACGCCGATGCTCCAGCGCTTTGCCGAGTACGACCACCAATTCCGCGACGCCGCCGTGACCGTCAAGGCGTTCGGCGAGATCGGCCGCAAAGCGGTCATGCAGGAGATCGAACCGCTCCAGATGAACCGGCGCTTCGAATATCGCTGGTTCGGCGTCGAAGCCAGCCGCAATGCTATGCAGAACCAGCAGCGCGTCGCCGGGCTCAATGTCCTCCGTGGCATCCCGCCCCAGCTCTACCCCGGCTACCAGCTCAACCTCGCGCCGGCCATCGTGCCGATGGTCGAAGACCTTTTCGGCCCCCGCATTGGCCCCCTTGTCTTCGCCGAGAAGAACGAGCCGAGTGTTGATCCGGCGCTGGAGAACGCGATGCTCGAACACGGCTTCGACACGCCGGTCCATCCTGCCGATGACGATCAGATGCACATGCAGGCGCACATGCAACTCATGGCGATGGGCGACCCGCACGGCACGGTGCGCAAGCATCTTGCCGAGCACCAGCAGCAGCTCCAGAAGAAAGCAATGGAGATGCAGGCGCAGATGCAGGGCCCGCCGGGAATGCCGGGCGCACCCGGAATGGCCGGTCAGCCCGCGCCCGGCGCCATGCCGCAAGGCCCGCAGACACAAGGGCCTCCGGGGATGATCCCTCAGGACATGATGGCACGCGCGGGCGCGGTCGTGATGCCGCGCCAGTAGCATTGACAGCCCCCGGCGCTTGAGCGTAATTGTTCTTCTCCGACCGGTGGCCGTAAGTCACCTCAACCGTCTAGCAGACGTTATCTGCAAGGAGTGAAGCATGGACCCCGAAGATGAGGATTTCCTCGATGATGAAGCGTTCGAAAATGGCGACGACGATGCCGACTTCGACGATGCCGGTGATAACGCCGGGGACGACGAGGGAGGAATCGATCCGTCCTTGCGGGGTTATGACGCGGGCACAGGTCGAGAAGGGGACGAAGGCGAGCCGCCGGTAAGGCAGCCGAGCCGCGCGACCCGCGCGGTTCTCGCAGCCAAGCAGGAGGCCAGGGAAGCGAAAGAGCGCGCGGAAGCAATCGAACGCGAACTCCAGAACTTCCGCAACCAGCAGCAAAGTGTCGGCGCAGCCGAGCGGGAAGCCGCAGCGCTCGCCAACATGGACCCGCTGGAAAGGATCGAATACCAGCTCCGCAAGACGGAGCAAGCATCGGAGCATCGAATTGCCGCACTGCGGAACGAAATGGCAGAAGCAAACGACAAGGCCGCTTTCGCGGCCCGCTGCGCTGCCGATGCTCGTCTCGCGAAGATCGCGCCCGAAGTCGAGGCAGCTCTCGCGCAATCGCGCGCTAACGGGATGGTCGTTCCACGTGAAACCGTGGCCGCCTATCTCCTCGGCCAGAAAATCCTCAACGGCGCTTCCGGCGCCCGCAAATCACAGGCTCGCCGCGCCGCCGAAAGCGTGCAGCGCCAGCGAGCCCGTCCGACTTCCGGCGGTTCTGACGTTGCGCAGGGCCGTGGGAACGACCGCTCCGGCGACTACCGGAAGCGGCTGGAGAACATGCAAATCTGACGGGGTGAACGAGCCCCGTCCCAACAAGGAAGGGGCTCGCCATGCCTACCAATAGCTATTCCGGTTTTTCGTCCGACATCGAGAACTATATCGCCGATGAGACGCTTCCGCTGGCGCGTCGCCAGCTCGTCGCATATCAGTTCGGCGACCCGCTGACCCTCGAAAAGGGCCGTGGCCTCACCTATACCGCCACGCGCTACAACCGCCTTCCGCTTCCCTACGCGCCGCTCGCGGAAGGCGTCGGCCCGGCGTCCGGCGAATCCATGACGATCAGCCAGGTCACAGCGACCGCGCAGCAGTGGGGCGATAAGGTCGTCATCACTGATGTCGCCGAGATGACCGTCAAGCACCCGCTGTTCAAGAAAGCGACCGAGCTTGTCGCGCTCCAATTGGCTGAAACGCTCGAACGCAATACCTTTAACGCCCTCATGGCCGGCACGCAGGTCAACTATGTGAACTCGCGCGGTTCGCGCGCTTCGCTCACGACCGGCGACGTTCTCGACCCGACGACCGTGCGCCGCACGACCGCCGCACTTGAGACCCTCGGCGCGCCGCGCTTCATGGGCGACGAGCAGACCGACGCCAAGATGGATGTCGACCAAGGCGGTTCGCGCGCTTCGAGCAACCCGCGCGCGATGCCTCACTATGCTGCCATCGTTCACACCCTCGTCGTCGCCGATTTCCAGGCGAACACGACGGTCGTGACGGCATGGAGCTACAGCGACCTCAACCGCCTCTACAACTACGAGGCTGGCGAATGGGCGGGTATCCGGTTCTGCAAGTCGAACATGGTGCCGACGTTTACGGGCGTCGCGCAGATCAACGGTTCGGCGGGTACAGCGGGCGCACTGGCGACAAACACCTACTACATCGTCGTCACTGCCTCCGACACGCAGAACCAGTACGAGAGCCGCATCTACCAAGTCTCGACCGGCGCCTCTGTCACCGGCCCGACGGGTTCGATCAGCGTCACGCTGCCCGCGCTCACCGGCTTCACCTTCAACATCTACATCGGCACGACGACCTCTACGGCCAATCTCGCGCTGTGCGCTTCGGGTCCGACCTCGGGCACGATGGCCGGGCAGGCGGTTCAGCTTGCCCCGAACCAGACGGTCGTGCTCACCGGCACAGGTGTTGCTCAGACCCCGCCCGCCGCTCCGGCTACCGGGCAGACGGTCTATCCGACCTTCGTGTTCGGTCGCGGCGCCTATGGCCAGGTCGTCCTCGACAACGCTAAGTTCAGCTACCTGACCGGCGCGGACAAGAGCGACGTGCTCAATCAGCTCCGTGTGATCGGCTGGAAGGTGTTCTACGGCACGCTGCTTGAGAACGTGCAGTTCATGGCGCGCATCGAGAGCGTCTCGGCCTATAGCGCCACCTTCGGCTAAGTCTGACCGTGTGGGGGCTCCGGCCCCCACCGTTTCTCAGGAGCGACCCGTGAAAAAACTCTTCACCCTTCTCCTTCTGATCCTATCTGCGCCTGCGGCCGCGCAAGTCGCGATTTCCGCCCTGCCTTCGGCTACGACGCCTCTGGCGGGAACAGAGGTGGTCCCTGTCGTCCAAAGCGGCATAACACGCAAAGCGACAGCGCAATCAATTGCGGCCGCGCAAGGAAGTCAGAGCGCTAATACCGTTCTCGCATCACCAAACGGCAGCAGTGGCGTCCCCTCCTATCGTGCCCTAGCAGGCGCGGACGTTCCGGCAGCAAACTTGGCGGCTTCGGGAAACGGCGGCGTCTCGGGAATTCTGCCGGTTGCCAACGGAGGAACGGGTGCTGCGACGGGGAGCGCTAATCTTATTTTTGGTACTCCGAACGGGGCGAGCGGAGCACCTTCTTTCCGTGCGCTTGCAGCAGCAGACCTTCCTTTTCTCCGCGCGCCTTTCAACTATGCGGTGAATTCGCAATGGGAGATCGCAAGCGGATGGACCTACGGCACACAAGAGAACCCCGGCGCAACGGGCACTGTCGGGACGATCGCGGCGAGCGCGAACACGACCGGTACTGTCGGGCGCACCACTTTCACAGTGACCGCGACTAACAATTTGAGCGCGGGAGACCTCATCACCGCAGGAGGCGGAGGGTTAGACGCCTGTCTGGGCGTGAGCCCTATGAGAATACTGTCCCTTGTCGTCAATATCTCAATAACCGTTCGGGTTCCCTTGGGGTGCTCCCCTTCCGTGACCAGCGCGTCTACCTTGACTCCTGTTGTGGGAGGCAATCTTTCCGCAGCCGCGACTGGGTCAGGTCCTGACGGCTGGACGAAGACGAGTACCCTCCCTATGTGGGTCAACTATCCTCGGGGAAGCTATGCGGTCAACGTGCCTAGTACCGTCGGTGCGCTCGCTAGCCTCGGCATGAAGAAAGACATCGCGGGCACCGAGAGTTTCTATATGGTGATCCCCGCGCAGAGGTTGTCCACTTTCTTGGGGCACACCGTCACTTTTGGCGTCTACGGAATGCAGAAGATCGCGGGGGGCGCGGGTACTTGGCAAGTCTTCTCGAACGACAGCGTCAACGGCGTGCGTACTTCTTGCGGGGCGGTGGCCCTGAATGCCGGCACTTGGCAGTGGCAAGAGTGCAGTTTCGCGGTTCCCGCCGCCGCCACTTACCTGTACATCGGAGTGCAGCTAACCGGAGCATCGGGAGACGCCTATTTTTTCACCAATCCCGTCCTGACCATCGGAGGGTATATTGGGGGCGTTGGCTACTACTCTCGTCCCCCGAACGAACTCATCATCCCCCGCGTCCACATGTCACCTTACGGATGGGTAAACGGGGCGCTGGCTTTCCCCGCAGTCGCACCTTCTTACTGCGGGACATATTATTGTTTCGAACATGACTTGTACGCAGAGACGGGAGGGAATATCGCGCCAAGTGTCTGTAAAGCGAGAGGACAACTTGAGGGAATTAATAACGGGGTGGTCGCGGTAGGCACAGGAAACGTCCGTGTCATGGCCTATTTGGACCGCGCTACCGCACCAGAGAAAAGCGGGTCTTTCCTTCCTCAGTACGTGCAGAATGTAAAGTCCTTCTCCTATATGGACTTCCCCCTTGACCAAACAGACACCGGAGCCGATTATCAAGGCACCGGCATTTATCTGACAGGCATCGCCAGCGACAGTTGGTCGAATGTCAGTGAGGAAATTGATGAATTCCTCCTCAACTGCGGATAGGCCGAGAAGGGGTACTTCCGCCCTGACAAGCCAAGAGGTTCTTATGTCTGATCCCAATTCCATCGAATCCGAGTTGATGGGCGAGGCGCCCGCGCCCGGCCTTCTGTCCGAAAAGGACATCGCCACCGCGAAGGCGCGCGCTCGAAAGAAGCTCGACGACCAGCTTCGCGCCGCTGAAATGGCTCGCATCGAGGAAGAGGAGACCTTCCGCCTCTTGCGCGAAGAAGGCAAGCGGACGGGCATTGCCGACAAGGACGAGATCGTCAACATCACGATCGATCTTCCCGAGTTCGCTCCGAACCTCCTGATTAACATGGAGCCCTATTGGCACGGGTACACCTACTCCGTGCCCCGGCACGTGGCCGATAGCCTGCGCGAGATGATGCAGCGTCTTTGGGGCCACCAGCAGGAAGTGATCGAGGGTAAGAGCCGCGAACAGCAGCTCCGCAGCCCGCACCCGGTGGCCTTGTCGGCAACGACGGGACAGCGCGTTCCCGTTCCGCAGGGGCTCACTGCATGAGCGCCGCGCAGCACGCTCCGGCCATTGGCTATTCGATCATCGCCAATCTCGGCGACGACCGGCAGATGACTGTCCAGTGCTTCGTCGCGGAAGACGAGCCCCTCGGCGTCATCGCCGCGAAGGTCGACAAGGTCCTTGCGGTCGTCGACCGGCAAAAGGCGCGCTATTCGATTCGAGATCTCCAGAAGGAACTCGTCACTCACGAGCAGAAGCTCGCGCAGTTCGAAGAGGATTTCGCCAAGGTCGAAGCCGAGCACATCAAGGCACAGGAAGCTCT